TTAGTCGCTCCCAATGCCTGGCACCGCACGTTACCGCCGTCGCACACGAGTATACCCGGTAAGAACGTGGTGCGAGAAGCGGTCGCCGTAACGCTCGTTGTCCATGTAGCGACTGCGGGCTGAACCTGGATTGTGGACCCGGTTGTAGCGCCGTTTGTGATCGAGATATATCCGGCTCCCGGAGCTGGAACAAACAGGCCCGTGCCCGCAACGATTGTCTGAGTTTCCGGAATAGCGAAATCGCAGCCAGGAACATCAACAAGAGCGGATGACGGGAGGCCCCAGTTGGCGTTAAAGCTGAACGCGCTTTGAAGCTGTGGGTTCGCTCCAAACGTAATCGGGGTTGCCGTCAGAGTTGTCGTGGCCGCCTGGCTCATTACGACAGACGTAGCGTTGGTGATGGATGCAATCGTGGTTCCAACTGGGATGCCTGAACCCGAAATCCCCTGACCAACCGCGAGGAAACTCGTGCCCGTTACCAGGGTGTCAAGCGTGGTGTTGGTATGCGTGTTCCCGTTCTGCACGATACCCGAATAGATCCACGCGCCTGCGGTCGGGATCGGAGTGAAAGCCGGATTAGCGTTAAATGCTTGAGCCATAAATTATAAGGTTGCGGTGTTTTGAATACCGTAGAGCACCGAACATGAACGAGGTTTCGTGTTAATCAGCTGCAAGAGCAGCACCGCGACTCCGACGTAGTTGAGTTGATAAGCCGGGACCATTGACTGGAAATCCACAAACTCCCAGTTAACCAGGCGATGAATGCGAAGGGTGAGGTAGTTGCAATTAAAGAACCAGATATTCCCTTCAGCCGCGTAGGGGTCCATGTAGATGGGGACGCCCATGACTTCAAGAGCCGGGAACGCGGACATGTACTGGTCAGTTGTCTGTTCTGCGGGGATGTACCGTTCCTGCGGGAGAAAATCTTGAGCCAACTGCGCCCAGGTGGCAGGCCCGGATATACCGAAATCAGGCTTTTCGCCACTGTATTTGGTCGTACCCGTTAGGTACAAAAGGGAGAGTGAACGCGTAATAGCGGCGGCGACATTGTAACGCTTTGACTGCCACCAGGTATTCCCGGCGCGCGCAATTCCGCCAAACGTCGCAGCGTTTGTTCCGTCATCAATCGCCCAAGGAAGACCGATCAGCTGCTGCGTATTTGTCGAGTTGGTAAAGAGCGAGTTAGCCAGCATGTCGCGTGCAGCGTTCCCGGCGTCTGTCATCCTGAGTTCAACAATGTCCTGGATCTTTTGCTCGTCCTGGATCAGGAGTTCATTGAGATAGACTGGAACTGGCACCAGGACCATCGTGTAAGCCCAGGCAGCAGGTTGAACAAACTGGACTAGTTGCGGGGCAGCAAACGTAGCCGTAAAATCGCTGTACTGCGGGGTAACGCCTTGCGTATACTGGACGTTGGCAGTCAGGTTATCCATGCCGCCTGATTCCTCCAGGGCGTTTGCCATGAGCCCTACGATAGATGGAGCGCTGGTATAAATCTGGCAGTAAGCGTTTGCCAAATATGATCGCCTTGTCAGCGCGCTTAACTGGTTGCCAAGACCGCCTGCCGGTTCAATCCCGGTTCCTTGTACAAGTGGGAATAATGCCATAAAATTTTATCTCTATTTCCCTCGTCTGTAAGCGTCCACAAGCGAACCAGTTGGAGCGCTTTCTTTCCATTTCTTGTCGAGGATTTCTTTGCGTTTGCGTTTATCGAATATGCCGCTCTTAGGATCTTTGATCATTGCACGCCACTCATCTTCACCGTCCACGTGCCGGCTAAATGGATTCAGGGGCGCTCCGGTAGGATGGTTCGGAGCGTCCTGATACTGGTAATAGCGCGCGGCTTCGGCGTATGACCCGTACATGTTGCGATCCTTGATCATGCGCTCTTCAAGATCAGTGATCTGGGCGTCAGAGAAATAAAAGGGAGCCCCGCGCACCTCGCCCCGGCGCGACTCGATCATGTCGGTCTTGGATTTATCATCCAGCTTCTTTTGAAGCTCTTCAACGCGCTCCTGCCACGGTTTAAGGGCGGATGTGATTTTTTCCTCAACCTCAGCAGCAGCGTCTATTTCAGGGACAGAGGCTTGCGGATCAAGCCGTTTATAATGAGCGAGCAAATCCCGGCGCGCCTGAGGGTCGCGCGAGAGGATATTAAAAATTCTTGCTTCAGCGTCTGGGATCTCAGCCATTAGTATTAAGTCTCGGAGAGCCGGAGATTCTGCGGGATACCAGGCGTTGGAACGGGCGGAACAACAGGCAGGGTAAAGGTTAGGCTAGCAGAAGCCGCGCTTGCGCTACCGGCGAGAGACGCTTTGACGGTGACTGTGTAAGTGCCATCCGGAGTGCTGGACAAGTCAAAATGCAGATCAACCGAGCCATCGGTTAGGACGCGCGCCGGGCTATCGATGTCAGCGCCACCAATGCCTGAAATAACAAACTGGTCAGGCTTCACAGTGTCGGATGCGGGGTAGGGGTCGCATACAAGAAACATGTCAATCTCCTTTTTATTTACCTGCCTTGATTGTGCGCCCAGCAAACTTAGCGGGCTGAAACTTTTTCATGTCGATTGGCGCAATGTCCGGGATGATCCTGGGACTTACGAGCGGTCCGGGATCAAGTTGATTAGAATCGCGCGGATCTTGCGGTTTAGATGATTTAGGACGTGGAACTGCCATAAATTATTTCCCTGCTTTCAGTGTTCGGACGATGTAATAACTGGGATTTTCCTGCACCTGTTTTGGAGCGCCTTTCATGAAATTCAAGTTCGGGTATCCCAGGGATTCAATAATGATACCGCGAATGAGTTGTTTCCCGGGGTCGTACATGCACGGCCTGAATTTTGCGCCTGAAGGATGTTTAAACATTGACTGTACCTAGTGCTTCCTGACTGTCATAAAGCCCTTGGGCAATTGCGCCGAACGCTTCTATGCGAAGAAGCTCGTCGAGTTTGTCGCCGTCCATCAGATGCATGAAAAGCGCGTTGGCGGTCTTTTCTTCCATATGAATTGTGACAATCATATATTGCCTCCGGATAAAGCCGGTATAGGGCCTGTGGGCGGCTGCGGCATAGGACCGGCTGTCTGAGGTGCGCCACCCGGCGCGCCTTGACCTTGCGGGATCTGGTTTAGCTGCGGCATTTTACCGCTCTTAGCCACGTCAGAATCCGGTTTAAAATGTTTGATGAGGGCGCGAATAGCTGTGTCGAAGGCTTTAGCTTCTTCGCTGTAAGGATCGAACATGACCCGGCCGAAATGGAGCGCGCCAACGACTTTGCGCCCGATCTCGCGCCCGAACGCTTCGAGGCCCTGGGCAGGAACGCTTTTATCTATTGCGCCTGCACCGCCTGTGGGTGGCAGCGTACCGGTAGTTTCGGGACCCGGAACTGCTGCCGCCCCTCCGCTCGGAACCGCGCCGTCCGGAGGTTGACCGGACTGGGGAGCTGTAGAGGGATCTTGTCCTCCGCCTGGTGGCATTGGGATAGGCATCCCTACAAAAGTTCTAACGGTTCCCAGTGCTAATTAATGTCGGCGACCTTTTCGTCGTCCGCGCTTGAATTCAACTGGAATAAACACGCTCTAGAACCCTCCTTTCTAATAGTTTTTCACTATAGAGAGGGGATTTGACGCGCAATCAAGGGCTTTTATTTCATTCGCTGCCGGATGCTTTGCCTTTACCGCTGCGTTTAGCTTGCTGCTCGAGCTGCATCCGGGTCTGTTCCTGAACTTTTACCCATTGGATTTTCCTAAGGTCGTGCAGGATTTTTCCTTCGAGGGCCGGGTGTAACATACGGACAAGTGTTTCCTGCGTAATTGCACCGTATCGCATAAGACCCATTGCGAGCTGGGCGTTATCTTCGACAAACAACGGATTCGAACTGTGACCGTCAACCCTAATGCGCGCGTCATCGGGGAACTCAACCAGAGAAAAAAGTTTACCATCTTCATCAACGACTTTCTCCGGTGAATACCGGCGCAGATATCTGAACAACATCTGGGCGCATTGTTGCGCCTGTTTCTCGATTGCCAGGCCCATGACGCGCATCTCAGCGCCGGCAACGCGCAAGAGGCCAGCCGCCATGCCTTCAGTCCGTACGCCAGCCTCTTGCCGCCCGAACATACTGGGCCGCATATTGGATTGATCCATTAAGAGCGCGTCAATGCCTTTGATATATTCAAACACCGACTCGGGCATTGTGGGAACGAACTGTTCGATCTTTGCTGTTGTGGATGTGGTCGTAATCTGACCGCCCGGTTTACGGAATGCAGCGAGACTTTCCTCGTAAGATTTTCCCATCCCGGTTGCAGCGGTCGGAGGGTTCAAAATCTGGTCGATCAGGTTATCCATGTCGTCCATCTTGCCGCTATACCAGTCCTGAAGTTTCTTTAGATCGTCTACGAGGGAGATTCCCCAGAAGTATTCGGGATGTTCTTCAGCACAGACTTTGACGAAGGGCAGCATCCCGGGTATGCCAATACGAGATATGGGACGATCCCAGACGATTGAGTTCCCGGTAACAGTGAATACGCGCCAGTCTCCCAGATCGTCGTCGAAACAGTAGAGATCGTAGAATCCATAGTATGTTACGGGCGTATTTGGAACGTAAGGTGATGGACCACCCTTCCAGTATTGCGCTTCGAACTGGGTTGCATTCGGGCCCATTGTAATGACATCAGAATCCGCGCCGCCCATAGTCGCGGTCGCAAGTTCTTTAAAGATTGAGTTGCGGTCCGGGTGCCGCGATATCCGCGCCTCAATCTCTTCAATCGTATAATAGTTGGTGAGAGACACGGCCTGTTGCCGTTCAAGCCGGTTAACGTCTTCACGTAATACCCCAAAATATTTCGGGTTAATGTTGTAGGAGATCAGATCAATCTTGCCATCGGTTCGGGGCCTGGGCAGCACCGAGATAATGCCGCACCCGTTTACGCGCGAGTGTTTAACGGCTTCAAAGAAGAGCGTGTCTAAGTCAGAATCAGTCCAGGCCTGGGAAACAACCTGGGATACCGGGTCACTGCGTTTATAGTTCTCGTCGGAATCCTCTTCAGGGGACACGTCCGCCCAGAACTTGATTGATTCAGGCGCGTACAGAAAGCTTGCCTGCCGGTTGACTACGGGCTTGACCTTGTTGGCCCGACCCCTGGAGATGTCGGTGCCGCCCTGCATGTAGTAGGCCATGTTCTCGTTGTAAAACGTTTCACGCGTCCCGCGGGTCGATGTGCACATCCGGACCATATCCAGGACTGTATAGAGAAGTTTAGTGGGATCGCGTGGCAGAATCATGGCTTTTTGATTACGACTACCTCTGCACTTTGCGCTCCAGTTATTTCAATGGCTACCTGGACATTACTGAAATTCCAGCGCACCCTGAAGTTGCCGTTATCACGCAGGAATATTAAGGGGTCCGCTAATACCCGACGCAATCCAGAAAGGGATTCACCGCTGCACGGGATTCCTTCTTCAACAGATAAATCGATTAAGTCCTGGATTCTCTGGCTAGCGTCCATTGGACCCGTTGATTTCCGTAACGTTCCCGCGCTCATCTGTGCGCGCAATCGTTTGAGTGCGCTGCGCGAGTTCGGGGTTGACCTTACCCACTTTTGTTCCGTAAGGAACGGGGGCGGTGGAAAGCTTTGACGGGTCGGGCAAGCTGTACGGCGATCCTTTGACGCTTAATGCTGACATGTCAACCTTGTATTGAGCGAGGTCCTGCGGGTTGAATGTTGCAGCTATCGCCGGTTGCGGGATACCGCCCGCGGTCGTTGCTGTACCGCCGCTAGTAATAAACGTTGGCCGTGATACGCCGCCTGAGTTCGTGAAGTTCGTAATACCGCGCCGTTTAAATTCTCGTTCAAGAATCGTGTCGGTCTTAACAGCGACCCGTTTAGTATTGATCTGGGGGGCGGTCCGATAATCGCGCCGGGCTTTGTGCCCGCACCGCACACAGATCGCGAGGAACGATTCAAAATCGTGCCCGCACTCTTCGCAATGATATTCGAGTAAGATCATCTGTAAGCCCCGCGCCGCCTGGCCATCTGCTTCTTTTCTTCCTGGTCTTTCAAATCTCTCATATAAACCGACTCACGCCAGTTGAGTATATTTGCAGTCAAGATTTCTGAGGGCGTGATTTCGCCTGACTCCGCGCGCTCTTCTTTCTTGAAGAAGTCTTCTGTAAACTTCGTTCCCCCGATATCAGTTTCCAATAATTGGACGTAGGCCATGGTTGCAAAACCCGTTGCCATGAGTCGGTGATCTTCTTTTCCGGTATCGATTGTGCCATCTTTAAGCCTCTGCATGAGTTCAATTTCTTCGAGTAACTCCATGCTTTTAATTTCCATTATGCCTTGCTCAAAAAAATCTCTGAACTGCGACAGCATCCGCACCTTATTATCCTGAGATGTGCGCCAATGGAAGCTCGCGTAATTGCGCCGGACAGCGTCGGGCCGGCTATAGACGTAATGACGCATGTTATCGAAGTGGCGTGATAACACCGGGTTATACCCGTGCGCAACTGAGGCTTGCAGCCGTTGCAACTCTTCCATAACAGCGAACCCGCCGCCTTGCAGTTCAACATTAAGGATGGTCTCAGAGTTGTAGGTGCCAGCCAGGTGCATGACAGCCCAGGCTAACTTGTAGGTAGGCAACTCGCGCCGGACAAACTCAGCTACTTGCACAGCTTTATCTGAGTAACATCTGAACACCTGTACGCAAGCGTGGTCGCCTTCTTCGTTAGCGCCATAAGCCGGGTCAACGCCAATAACGTAGCGCACGCCCTGCCCTTCCCTGGGCTCGTCCCATGTAATGAGATCGTACCACTGCTCGCGCTTACTCACTTCCTGGATATCGGTCTCTTCGAACGAATCCCCGAACTGACACTGGAAACAGCGAGGGCAAAATTGCCGCTCTTTAACTTCAAGCCGGCGTTCGAGAAGTTTCGCGCCGTTTACGAACGTGCGCCCGCCGTAACGCCATGCGTATTCAGGAAGAGGCGGGTACTCCTGGTACATAAGTTCCAGGTTCCCGAATTTAAGTTCTTTCAAGTGCCAGCGCCACCAGCCAATTTGAGTTTCGGTAATCGACCAGCCGTAACGCCGCTTGACCGCATCAACCCAGAGCGCTTCTTCTTTGTTGGGCCTAGGGAACGTTCGCCAATACACGTTATATCGCTCAAGATCTTCAGGTACTTTAAGGTTAAGATCGTAATCAGATTGCAGCCACCAGCCTACAAAGATAAATTTCTTGCTCGTGTTATCCCCGCGTTCAGCTTCACGACACATATCCCGGAATATGTTTGGACCTTGAGCTGTGCCTTCGAACAGATAGAATCGGTTGGGATTAGTCTGGGCCAGGGATGATAGAAGCGAGCCCACGCCTTCCTCATCTTTCCATAAGCCTACCTCTGTGCCGTGGCAGCCGACGACGCCTGTGCCTCTGCCTAAACCGCCTTCGTCACGGCTGTTGGCGTTGTTCCAGATAATCTTTGACCGGTTACCGAAACTGATCATGTCCCGGTTATCGTCGTCGATTTGCTGCCGCCACTCGGGATGTTTAGCGAGACTTCGCACGAAGTCCCTGAGCAAAGAACGGTTATAGTTCGTCCGCTTGGAGTTGTCCGCGATAAAATTAAAAATGACGCCGTCATGCCGGAAACACCAGTATAAGTCAAACGCCAATCCGAGTGTGGTGATCCCGGATTGACGGCACTTAAGGATAACGAAGAAATGGATTCCCCGGGAGAGGCCTTCGAGGATTTCGTCGAGCACATAAAGCTGGGTCCGCATCGGGATAAGGGGCACAAGCGCAGAGCTTGTTTCTTTATCCCCTTCTTTAGCGGGGATTGAGAGCCGTTCGCAGAAGGCTAAGAACGTCGCGCGATCTATCCCGGACACAGTTTTGGTCATACCTCTGGAGGGTCGCCTTCCCGGACAAAATCACCGGCTGCCTTGATTTTATCTTTTAATTCCTGAACTTCAGCTCGTAGCCGTTCAAGCTCCGAGTCTCGCTCGCGAATATCTTCGTAGCACTGCGCTATTTCCCTGGCTGCTACTTCACTCATAGATTTGGAGGCGCGTAGCAGCGCACGTAATCGACGTACATAAATGACGGACTGATTGCTCCGGAGGTGCTGTACATAGCAAAGTCAATCATACAGTAGAGCGGCAGCGTTGCTTCGGGCGGCGTAGGCACAGTCCAAATTTCGTATCCGTCAATGTAATAATGGATAAAATCCTTATTCACTAGGCAGCCGTATACGTGCGTAAAATTGGTGAGATTCCAGGATTGCACATGGCCGCTAGCGTAAACTTGGCCACCGGACCCGTTCCATACGTGCAAAACCTGGTGCGCTACAGAAGGCTGGCTACCGTAAGCTTCTAAGATATCGATCTCGGCGGTATTGTTGGCGTGCGGCAATATTCCGTTCGCGCTGGCCAGCCAGAATCCTGGCCACGTGTCGAGCTCGCCGTGCCAGCGGATTGCGCATTCCCAGTAGCCTAATGCCTGGGCAAATCCATTGGCTTTTGTATCCATGCTGGATAAGAGACACCCGAGCCATCGGTTTTTACTCGTATCGAAGTAATCCATCATGACCAGGACGCCGTTATTGGTGTACAAACGGTTCGGCCAGTAGCCGAATGCCGCTACCCCGAAATTCCCGTTGTACGGAGTGTTGGCAATCCATTTTGTGCCTGGCCCCCAGTTGGAGCAGGACAACGGTTCCTTAAATTCATCACTGAAAACCAGTGTATAACCGGCTGGAGGTGCCGCGTGTGCCAGGACGTGGATCAAGATAATCAGGGACAAAAGAAGGATTCGTGTTCGCATTTGTACATACCCTTGTAATCTTTATTTGACGAATCCGCAAACATCGCTTTAGCTTGAGGCTGCAACGCTTATCTTGGCGATTGTGTGTTCAGCCCCGGCAGGACAAGTGCCGTGAAAACTCTTTATCCTGCCGGGGTAATTTTTGTCTTTTTCTTCACTTGCACTTCTTTTTGTGCTGCACTAGTATGCTCAAATATTCACGGCATGACGATACCAGACGCAACTTTTAATGATTACTGGCCGGCGGTGAATCGCGAGCTGGTCAACCTGACCCAGCCCAGGGAACGGATATTTGTCTGTTGCGGGTGCGGCATGGAAAAGCGGGTGCGCGGCTTGCGCCTCAATAACCATTGGCATTATCGCAGCAAATGTCCGCAATGCGGGACCCTCGCCAGCACAATTGTCCGGCTCTCAACCAGATGCCCGGAGTGCGGCACGTTCAATACCGTTAACCACAAAAACCCTCTGGGCGGGTGCGGGTGCATGTTGCGATGAGCGATTTTACGGGCAATCATCCAGTACGAAATCCCGGAGTTAAAAAGCTTTCCAGGCTGGATCTGGAAGCTTCTATACCTCCGCCGCCTGCACCTGATCATAAGATCCCACGGCTGCCATCCATCGAGCCGACATCCGAAGAATTACGAAAATACGGATGGTCTCACGAATATATCCGGGCCACATGGGGGTATGATCAAAAAGATTTCAATGGACCACGCGATCCTTCCAAGGCTCGCAAAAGACGCGAGCGGAAAAAGATTGCGCGACTTTACCGGAAACTTACATCCACCTGGAAGACTCAGGAAAAACTGGATAACCGGATACGATTTTTAAAATAGCCCCCTGTTTGGGCAAGAGAAACAACTGCGGCCTGCCCCCCCATCTCCACGTACATTTTGGAAGAGCGGACATGGTTCCCGGCTAAGGAGGGCGCTGCAGGGTGCATGAGAAACTAAAGTAAGCTGTCCCGGCTTTCACCGGCGGTTCGCCGGTTCTACGAGACAGACTTTGCTCTTTAAAATAAAGAGCTTCTCAAAAACACTTCTTTAGGATTAGTCTGCTCAACGCTTAATGCGCCTTCACAATCGTTCCCCCGATTTCTCCACGTGCTCGGCCGCCAGCCGCGATCACCAGCCTCTCAACGCCGCCGAAACAAAAGACGCGATCTGGCGATCTTCCTTAAGATGACGGAAAAGGGAGTTCCAGGGGAACGTTCTAACGCTGGTATCCCATTCGGGAATTTTCCGGGGACCGCTTGCACGTGGTGAGTCTCTTTTATTCTGAGGACACGACCCGTCTATTTGTGCTTAGAGCGTAAAAAGGCATGCTTGTTCCCTCCAGAGCGAGGGAATAAGATAGAGGAGAGGAGAGGGAGAGAGGGTCATCATCCACGCCATGTCTCTAAGCGCGCGTGCGCG